GACCTCTTCAAGCTGGCTCATAGTAGGTGTCAGAGGCTCATCTGCTATCATCTTAGGGTCAAAGCCTAGATTCTGGAACATCTGGTCATAGACATCTCCAATGGCTTCTTTGCTAAAGCCTATATCATCAGGAGTCTTGCCTACTCTGCTGGCAGTCTTCTTGGCTTTACTATATATCCAGGTTACAAACTGCCTCTTTGGCCTGATAGTAACCATAGCCCCAACTTTGGTCAGAGCCTTATTGAGGTCATCTCCAGTCACTCCTAGCATATAGGCTACATGAGCAGGAGTTAGCTTGTCTACTACCTCTGGTACTACATTGACAGTATCTGGTGTTACGCCTAAGTCTACCATGAGCTGATTCTTGATGTCCTCTACAGCCTCAAAGAGCTCAGCCTCTCTAGACCAGTAAGGTTCCCAGGCTTCAGCAGAGCGCCTAGCTTCTAGATGTTCCCTTTATCCCGCTTAGCCTTTGGAGTCTGCTCCATCATCTCATTAATTATTCTGCGGTCAAGTTCACGAGTAGCTAGTGTGTTGGCATGGCGAGTGCGGATAGCCTCAGCAAGATTGTCTAGAGTAGTCATCTGTTCTGGCTTAAGTAATTTCCTATCCTCTACTGCTTTTCTGATACTTCTAAGTATCTCATCTACACTCTCATTACTCTTACCTATAAACTCCCCTAGCACTTCATCGCTACCTTTGTAGAAGTCCTCTGTCTCCTTTGGAGTTAGCTTCTGTGCTCTGGCTCTAGTAATCTGCCTAACATCAGATATCCTCTCACCAGTAGCCTCAGTCAAGTCACTAATAAAGCCCATAGTACGAAGCAGTTCATCTGAGTTCTCTGGAACAAACTCAGCCAGGTCTGCTACCAGTCTATCAAGCATATCAGCCTCATGGGTTAGGCTGGCTATGTTGAACTCTCGGATACTATCAGCTACAGCATCTATCCTATTATCTATACCCTCTGTGAACATCTTGCCACTGAGGACTTCTTCTCTAATAGTCCTCTTATGGATAGAGTATATATCAGTGCACTTATCCAGTACCTTATTTATATCATAGGCAGCTCTTCTACGCTCTACTTCTAGCACTGGTACATCATGCTTCCTTATCATATCAGGTCCTACAGTAGCATCCTGCTCAAGGACTCTCCTGAGGTCAGCCTTCTCCCTCTTGCTGAAGGATTCTATACCAGCCAGCAGACCTTCATTATCATCAAAGACCTTAGCAATCTGAGCCATCTCATCAGGAGCCTCATCCCAGAGGAGTTGCTTGTATTTAGTCAGGAAGTACCATGCTCTCTGCTGAGTGCCTATGTCTCCAAACATATCATTCCAGTCCTGCCAGGAGCGGATAGGATAGTCCTTATTACCAATTCTCAAAGACACCATACCCTCACGAGGTTTTATAGTTACTCCAGCTGGTAGCTCTATCTCAACTTTTGGAAGTGCTTTAGTAACTGCCTCTGGCATTGGTCTAGTTACAGTAGGTATCCTGCCTTTGCTGAAGACTAGTGTCTTGCCAGTCTTAGGGTCAGTGACGGCTATCTCTAGCCTGCCTAATCTACCCTGATGCTGTATGAAGTCGTAAGGCAGACTAGTCAAGCCTTCTCCTATCCTAATGACCTCATCTATAGGACTGGTTGCCGCTGGATAGAATACTTCCCCAGCACCAAGGAAGCTCCTCATAACATTCTCAGCTACATTGAAAGGCCCATAGTTAGTAAATAGCAGATACTGGTTAGCCATAGGAGCAGTAATCTGCCTATCAAACCAGGTTACCAGGCTATTGCGGATTATCTTATCAGTGCTACGAGTTATCCAGCTGGTAGCTCTGCCAGACTTACGGACAAAGTCATATACAGGGCTAGCTATCTTCCTCAGCTGCAAGTCCTCAATATTCCTAAATACTGAATCTAGTATCTCCTTAGCAGTATCGCCTCTGAGGATGTCGGTAGCACCGTCAATTATCTTTGTGCGATGCTTCTCTAGCTGAGTTGCCAGTTTACCTAGCACCTCCTCAGTAGGCTCTAATCCAGCATGAGCTAGTATGTCCGCTGCTGCCTCCTTAGCTGTTTGAGCTTTGCAGAAGAATCTGTCCCAGTTGTAGTTGAAGTCCATAAGGAGTTGCTTAGTTACATCTGGCTTCTTGACACCAGCAGTAGTAAGCATATCCTTGACATGGATGTCAGTGAGGAAGTCGTGGTCTATAAGATAGCGCCCTGTCCTGACTGCCATATTGCCAGTCTCGTGGGGCATCTCAGCAGCCTGATTGATAGCTAGCTTGAAGGAGTCTACTATCTCGGATGCGCTGAGGCTATCTACATTTCTGCCTGTTACCCTGCGGAGGAAGGCTCTGGAGTCTAGGAATGCTTGCCTTGCAGTTGACACAGCGTGCTGACCAGGAGTCTTAGGAATCCTCTTAATAATGTTCCTGGCTCCTCTGAAGGGTAAGTCCCAGAGCTCTAGCCAGCCTCGTTCAAGACCAGCAGCGAATTTGCCTATGTAAGGTAGAGGTTTAGTTATCTTAGTTAGGATGCCCAAGCCTATATAAGATGTTGGGTCAAACATAGTTTCTATAAACATCTTGAGCCAGATGTTAGTATCCCAGTCCTGATAAGCCAGAGATGCAGCCTGCCAGCTGTTCTCCCCCAGCTCCTTATACTGATTATACAGGGCCTCTAACTCAGCTGCATCAGAGTCCTTTCTTATCCTGGGAAAAGCCATAATAGCCAGAGCAGCTAGAGGTCTAGGAAGCATATTGAAGTATTTCTCCAGCAGCTCCAGAGATGCTAGAGCTGGCTGAGTAAAGGTCATCTTAAGGAACTCTACTGGAGTTAGTTCTGGTGCCTCAGCTTGCTCTACACCAGAACGGAGTAGGTCCATATAGGCTGTCTGACACTTCCAATCATTTACTAGTTGCCCAGCTAACTCATGGATGTCCTCTATCTGCTTTTGAGTCTCTTCGTCAAACTGTAAATCCTTGAGGATACTCCTTACATCTTCCGTATCCATACCCTTAGGAAGCTCAGGCGCTCTAGGCTGAAAGGACCTGAGTAGTTCATCTACAGTTAGATGATGGACTCCCCTTAGCTCTAGCTTTGGCTGCTGGAGGATAGATTCTAGCAGCTGTGTCCTGGCTTCCTCAGGAGTACCTACAAATTCAGGAGGCAGCTCTGGAGGTATTAGCCCTTCTGCCTTACTCCAGACGTCCTGTAACCACTGCTGGTCAGAGTCATCCATAAATTCGTTAGGAAAGGCAGCTACAACTTCATCTATGCTTCTAATGCCACTTTGCCTATCCAGTAGCACTATAGGTAGGCTTTGAAGTACCTGCTGTCTCCAGCTGGCTTTGGTGTAATGTTGGGTAGCAGCATCCAGTTCTGCTTGTGACTGTTGAAGCATACGCTGATAGTCCTTTTCTGACATCAGACCACCAGCAGCAGGAGAGAAGAATCCAGGTGGAGGAGCAAACCCCCAGATGCCGCTGAGAGGATGTTTGATACCAAGTTGCTTAACCTTCTCAAACTCCCTGCTAGCCTCTGTTAGGCGCTTCTGAGCCTGGTAGCGGCTCTTAGCCAACTGTGTAGATTCTAGCTTAAAGCCAGGGAAGTATTCTGTAGGCTCTACTGGAGGTGGAGGAATTACTGGCGGCTTCTTTTCTTCTTCTTTTGGCATAGTCATAATATTATACTCCAGGTCCTAATTGCGGTACTGCTTCAGGTCTACCTAATCCAGGCACTTGAGCTGCTGGTTGCTGAGGTTCCCTGGCAGGTTGACCCATAGCTGATAGTTGTGCTAAGGCAGCATCGGCAGCCAGGCTGTATAGTCTTGCTGTCTCTACGTCACCTATCTTCTCCAGGTAAGCTGCCTGTTCTCGGTGGTACTGTATGAGAGCTATTACTGCATTACTCATGTGGAGTTCAGCCTGGTCAGCTCTTATTCTAGCTCTTTCCCTCAGGGGGTCTTTAATGTCAGGGAAGAGCTTCTGCGCTACATAGGAGTAGCTGAGCTGGAACTCTGGGTCTAACATTCTGGCTGTGGTTGCTCTCTGTACTAAGTCCCCAGGAATCTCTATCTCATATTCTGCTGTGGCTCTAGTATCTGGTGATAGGTCAGCTGGGTACTCCCAGCCATAAGGCTTTACTCCTCTTTCTCTGATGTCCTCTAGCCAGTCATTATCTATATCAGTATTGAGGTCAATGAAGGCCTGGTGAAAAGGCTTCATAACCTGATTGGCAGAGGCTGCTATCTGGCTCATAACATAGGCGGATATCTGTCCTTGCAGACTGCCATACATACCCCAGTTGACACCGCCTCTTTGCATCATGGCTTCTAAGTCTAATTGGGTGCTTCTTAACTCTAGAGGTATAGGTGGAGTGCCTATGAACTCCACATTGTCCATAGGACCTCCACGGAAGATTGCTCCTCTGCGGAAGACATCTTCAGGGCGGACAATAGCCTTGCCACTGGCGCTTCTCTCAAATATCCTTGGCTGGGCAGTATCTCTCAGCAGCTGTAGGCTAAAGCTCCACCACTTATTCCAGGTGCGGTAGATATGCTCATTAGTTGCTATGATGCTCTGGCCTATCTCCTGCTTCCACCTATCACCAGCAGCTGCATCTTGAGTATGGAGCTTCAGAGTTGATGAGTAGGTCTCTGCAACTGCTCCTTCAGATAGACTACCCACATCTGGTAGACCTCCTACTGGCGCTACATAGATAGGTATCTTCTTGAATCTGGTTTGCTCAAACTTGACCAGCTGTCCGTCTATGACTATGGCGTTCCAGACAGTGCGGGTGAAAGGAAAGTCATCAGATACTTCCATCCACCAGTAGTCATAGACCCTGATACCTTTGGCGTTTCCTCTAGCCCACTGCCTAGCTATACCTTCCTTTATCTCCCAGCGGTTCTGTCTAGATATGCTTATGGCTCTTCGTGGATTTACTTCAAAGATATGAGCTACTTCATCCAGTCCCCAGTCTCCATCCCACATAGGAAAGACTTCTGTTGGAGACCAGACATCAAGGTAGCATCGGCTACCATCGTCAGATACTATGGAGAACTCTGCATACCAGCCAGTGGCGAGCATATAGCCTAGCCTAGCCCTATTAAGGCTTTGTCTAGGCCCTCTGCGTCTGAAGCTGCCTGCCACATCCTTCCAGGCTGTCTCAAAGAATCGGTTAACTTCCGCATTGGCTACTGATTCTTCTATCTGGGTAATATCAGTCTTTTCTACTCTATGAGGAATCTTCACGTCTAGGAGATGCAGGACAAGGTTATATAGTGACCGAGGATCGTTCCCGACGAAACTCTCCATTTTCTCTGTTTTGAGTTCATCCACCATCTCTATCATACGATAATACTGGCGCATCTTGGAGTCCCTTGGCTGCCAGTACCTCTTCAGGTCATCACATCTAGTAATTACATCTGTTGCTGAATCTTTTATTCTAGGCATAACTTCCTCCACGTGCAAGGACTCTCTGGATAGTTCTAACAGATAGCCCAAAGAGGTCTGCCAGCTCACTGACACTCTTACCATCCATATAGTATCTTAATATTCTATCATCTCTTGCCTGCCTTTTCTCATTAAAGCGAAACTGGTCATACTTGCATCGCTTAAGTGGACAAGTTAAGCAATCGTCATGCAGGTCGCAACCAGTATCCTGCGCTAGTCTATCTAATTCTGCTGCTGTCATATGTGCCATTAGAATTGCCCCCAACCTTCAGGCCATCCGCAACTTCCTACATAACCTCTGTCAACTGGCATAGCGTTTCTACAGACAACTGCTATTGCGCCTGAATCATGGTGGTCATCTGCTCCTATCACTGTTATGCCTGTCCGCACTGAACTATCCCTTCTGATGTTCTTACACTGTGACCAGAATCTTATATCATGGCAAGTGATGTACTCCATATTTCTGCTTAGCTCTGTTATCATATAAGGCTTAGTGCTGACGTTAGTCTGCCAGCCTACTGCTCTAATAATCTTGCCATCCCGAGGGTCTTCACGGTAGTAGAGGCTAGGCCAGTCTCTAAGATGACTTACTATATCCAGATTATCCTCTGGTGCTATTACAGTATTCTTATAGAACCTGGCTGCCTCCTTGCAGTACTCAGCCATCTCCCACTCATCATACCAGCCTGCCAAAGTTGCGCAGTGCTTCATCTCTGGAGGCACCACCTTACCATCCTTCTCCTCATAGCCCTCCTTGAAAGTCCAGATGTGAGCTACTGACTCAGATGTCTTACCTTTGCCAGGGTCAATAGAGCAGAGATAGCCTTTGCCTTCCTCAGGAGGATACCATATATCTAAGGTAGCAGCTATGCCAGTTTTAGGATTTACTATGTTCTGCTGGATAGGAGCAGGATAGCACTCCCGTATCTTCTGAGATATAATGTCTATGTTATATGCCTGGTCACCAGCTGTCAGGAAGCAGCTCTCATCATCTTCTGGATATTCTTGGGGGAAGATGAATTGAGTCTCTCCTGTCCGTCTCAGGCTAGCCATCTCAGCTATCTTATACCGCCTCCATCTAATCCTGCTCATAGCCTCAAACTCATCAAGATTATAAGTATTTATCAGAAGCATAATCAGATTAACTTCATCTGGTTGCAGATTAGGTAGAGGCTCCTGGTCATCTCCTGGTAGGCAGAATGGGTCATCAGGATACATCACATACTCAGGATGGATAAACCAGGGATAGAAGTGAGGCTTGTAGACTGACCTGGCTACTGATGTTCCTTCCTTAGATGCTCTATACATCTCACAAAAAGGATTATCTTCTCCATTTGCTGTGCTGCCAATACGGATTTTAGTTCCTGCCCTCAGAGGCACTCTCTGCACTGCAGATGCAAACACCAGCTCATGAGTACCAATAGGCCAGAATGCATACTCATCCAGTAGCAGATTATGTATGGCCTCACCACGGCCTAGCATATAGCTCCTGGCACTGAAGATATACATGACAGAGTAGAAGTTAGTGGCCTTATCCTCCCAACTAAGCTCTGTTGCTGACTTATGGTCAAGTTTAGGAATAGTAGGAATCTTCCTCTGTAGACTCTGATGATAGCGCTTAGCTTTGAGGATTTGCCTCTGAGCGGAGAACTCATCGTAACTGATAACAACTGATACAGTGCCATTGACAGTGATATTATCCAGGTAGAAGTCTCCAAGTATGATAGATGTGAAGCCTACCTGACCAGGCTTGACATAGATGTCTCTGTTTCCTGACATAGCTATGACATCATCCTGGATAGGATTAGGCGCAAGAGGGACTGCTTGCCTATCTTTGTTTACTATCTCCAGTAGTGTAGATAAGGCAAGACGTCTGTCAGAGAACAGCACCCGCATCGCATCTTCAATAGTAGCTACTACTGGCATTACTTATCATCTCCAAAGTCGTATGTATCTCCCTCATCCTGGAAGACTGTATCTGGTAGAAACTCAATATAGATATCCTTAGGAAATAGGACTAGAATCTTATTGATAACTGATATACTCAACTTCTTCTCGTGCATTATCTGTACTACAGGATTAGTGCCAGGTTGTAGAACTCTCCTCATAGCGTACTTTAGCTTCAGCTTCTTGAATATTCTATCTAGCTCTGGCGCTGCTGTAAGTTCACTCCAGCCCATTCTATATCTCCTTCTTCTCCAGCCCCTCTACCATCGCCTTCAGGCTATTTAATTCAATGGCAAAGTCTCTTGGCGGTCTAGGCTCAGCATAACTGGGGTTAGGCACCAAAGTTTCCTTATCAAACAACAAAGCTTCTAGAGGCTTATCTGGAATAGGAGTATCAATGAGGGCTATTGCCTCATCTGGTCGGTTCTTGAGCTTAATTTCATGATTTCCGTGCCTGTCGCCCCACCAGCCAGTTAGCTCTTTTGTATTCTTGTTATACCTTATCTCCAACATTTGTAACTCCTAGCTATACTTAAACCTTACTCCTAGTCCCTCAAAGTTATGGTAGATAGTGGCTTCCTTAATCGTTATCCCCACAATATCACCAGCAACTATACTAGAAAGCACCCCTGAAATATCCACAGCAAAAAGCTGGTCGCTGGTTACATTATATGTAGATGCAAGGTCACTTTCTTCGTGTGTGTTATAACCCTGACCCACAGAGGCATAATGGCTATATAGGTCATAGTTGGCAGCTGCTTCTGTTGCCGTGGGTATGATAATAAACTCGGCACTAATTATACTGCTAAAATCATGGGGTATGCGGAATACAACTCTGGTGTCATGGTTTAAGGCGGAACAACTGCCTACAACGTACCAGCCGTGAGTCAAAAGTGTGCCACCAGACCTGTAAGTGACGGGCACAAAGAACTCTTTGGTTGCGCCACTAGGCACATCTATCTCAACCGGGTCAGAGCCAACACCGGCACCTTTAAGGAGCTTATCAGCAGTCCAGCGATGTTTGCCCCCAGTTTCATGAGTGGTTATCTTAGCATCAATTTCTGGCGCTATTGTAGCATCGTCTATCGTTCTGGCTATAGCATAGCCAGTCAGGTCGTCAACTATTGAGATTTCCCAACCTTCCTTGTAGTCAGCGATGGCTTGCCCGTAGCCGACTGATACACTGGTTATGGCTACTTGAGTGTAGCCGGGCCATGAGGTAGTTGTTTCCCCAAGGAGGATATACTGCTCGGTGCTATCTGCGTTCCTGGCAAACCGAACCTTTATAGCGTGAGGGTCTTTTCCGATTATCCTGGCAAAGGTCTTTATCCAAGTACCTGGAGAATAAGCATAGCCGCCTGCTATGAACTTGAAGCCCTTATCTTCTAGGTAAGGATAAACATCACCTGTAATAAACAGCATATCTCTGGAGTAAGTTGGCAGCTTTATCTGAATTGCTCCTGTTTGTGCTGAGCCCCAAGTAGCTGCCCCGCCTTTAGGATTGAGCACCCTCAGGCAGCCGTTATCAACTCTATACATTGCCGTCGGGTTGAGCAGGTCGTTATCGGCTGTCAGAGAGTGGTCATGGCTTCTGGCATGGTGCTGGTCTGAGGTAACCCCGCTTAGATTGCCGTGAGAATCATGGGGAACTACTGTACCCAGGGAGTGTCTTGTAGTAGTATCGTGCCTAGCAGTATTGAGATACTGGGTATGGTCATCATCAGCCAACCCCTGAACTGAGCCGTGGTCAATTTCGCCGCTGGTTGTCTTAGCATGATGTGCTGAGGCATCACCCTTGTGGGTGTTTATTTTGCTGTCTACCTCAGCAGGGGTTGTTGCTGTGTCTGCTGTCACCTTAACATCATAGACAGCATCATGAGTAGGGGCTTTGGTGACTCCATTGGTTATAGCTCCTGCCTGAACAGCCGCAGCTTTAGCCTCGGCATCGGTGTACTTGGTGTGGTGGGCATTAGCATCTCCCTTATGAGTGGCTATCTTGGAGTCCATAGTGCTCTCAAGGTCTGCTTTATGGTCACCATCTACAGTATCAGCATCAATATTAAGAGCATCATGAGCAGTCTTGTCATGGTCAGTTAAGTCGCTGATAGAAGTGGTCTTGGTATGGTGGTCTGATGCTCCTACATCATCTAGCTTAGTATGAGATAGCCTATTGCCAGCGGTGAGAGCTTCTAGCAAGGCTACAATCTCAGCCCCAGTCTGGTCAGCAGTAGCTCCAGTCTCTATGTTACCTAACTTTGTGCGCTCAGCAACAGTGAACCTTATATAAGTACTACCATCATCCAGATAGGTTACTTCTAGTCTACTACCAGAACCTAGAGCCTCTAATAGAGCTACTATCTCCGCTCCAGTTAAATCAGCGGTAGCATCTAGCTCTATCTCTGTAGTTGAGCCATTATACTGAACGACTAACTTATTGTTAGTCTCATCTACATAGATAACTCCAACCTCAGTATAGCCATTTGGAGGCAGTGAGCATACTGCATCTTCATAGACTATACTGCGACGCTTAGTTATGCCATCTTCAACGATGACTAGATAGCCACCATCTTTGGATACAGAGGTTATAGCCATTATTTAGCCTTTCTTGATTTCCTTGGCTGTACTGCGTAGTTCCTGATGCCTAAGCCTCCAGGTCTAGATGGGCGACCAGTTAGGGCTAAGGCTCTGCCAGTGGCCCTCGCAGGTCCTCTAGCTATGGACTTCTTAGTGGTTCTAATAGTCTTCTGCCCTGTTCTCCTCGTAGTAGCTTGCTGGAGTTTCTTTAGGAACTTGGCAAATCCGTTCGGCATAGCCGTTACCTCCTTCTAGCAATCTTTTTTAACGTTAGTGCTAGGCGGGCCTGCTTGCCTAGTCTACCAGGACTGCCCTTGTGCTTTCTGGCAAAAGCCTGAACACTCATGCCAGCAGCCTTTGCTTTGCGGGTTAAGGCACCTGGGCGGGAGATAGCTTTACTAATCCATTTGCGGGCCTTTTTTACTGCCATCCTACTTCCTCCCGTTTATAGACTTAAGTAGGGTATTTAACTCTGTAAGTGCTCTGGTATTCTTCTCTCTAGACTCCTGGTCACTCTCAATAAGCTCTGTTAGTCTATCCTCTGTGAACTTCTTTGACTCCGCCCACATTGTCTCAGTGTTGAGTCTATCCTTACGATACATAAGGAATATCAGAGTACCAAGAAATGCGCCGACTCCAAGGCTGCCTGCTATTTGGAGAATCTCAATCATAGTTACCTCCTCCTGGTTCTTGCTATCCTTTGTACTCTACCTAATACGTATAGCCTCTTCCTCATGACTCTGCCAGGTGAGCGTGGCTCTTTAGTTCTGAGCCTAGCCATCTGTGCTCTACGGATATTCCTCTTAGCTGCATTTATCTTCTTAGCAGTAGGGAGACTATTCGCCACCGACTACCTCAATATTCTTTATACACCATCTAGGTATTGCAAAGAGATGGCGATAATTATCAACAGTACCATCTGCTCCAAGATAATGCTCGGCAGCTACTACTACTCTGTCCTCCATCTCATATCCCCAACCAACTGTCCTTACATCTATACAAGAATATTCCATAAGCTCCTGAGGGCTAAATATATCACCACTATTGTAGGCACAGTCTCTCCAAGTAACTACCATCAGTTTATGATTCATCACTAGATGTCCTCTTCATTGTAACTGATTCAGTCCGACTAAACTGAATAAGCTCTTGATTCTCAGCTACAAATTTAGCAAAGTTGAAGCCACTACCTTCGCCTGAGACTATTGCCTCCAGTATCTGCAACTGCTGTGGAGTATACTGAGAACGCAACTTCAGCAGGTAGTCGTGGTCTTGCTTGCCCATAGGCTCATCGGTTAGAGATTGCTTGAGAACTCTGTAGTCCTTCTCCAGTGCATAACGGAAGTTGCGAAAGAACTCTATCTCTACATATTCCTTAGATAGCTCCTTCCTATAATTAGGGATGTTGACCCGCAGGCACGATAGCCTAAATACCTGCACCTTGCGTCATCTCTAGAGTATGGAATGATAGTGTTGGCTATTGCTACTTCTTTGGGGACTGGTTCTAGTGCGGTGCCTTTTACTGGGACAAATTCATCATCTGTCATGTAAGCCTCCTAGTCCTATTCTACCATATATGCCCGATGTTGTCAAGGATAACATTGGCACAATTTATTTTTTATCCAAAGTGCGGTAGTGAGGTTGACAATGGGATAGCCTTTATGGTATACTAGATATATAAAGGAGGTAGGTGTGAGTACTATTGTAATTTCTGCGCAAACTATACTAAACCCAGATAGGCTTGAGGCACTACGACAAGCTATGAGCATCAGAGAAATGTTAGATAAAGTAATATTCAAGAACCATAACATGAGCTACGTCAAAGAGAAACTGGAGTACTTTCCTACACTAGAGGAATATGATTCAGATGGACTAAGATTGAAAGTTTGGGTAGAATATAAGTGTAAAGGTACACATATGCTATTGAAACGCCTGCACAGAAGAGGTATTCATGCGTGGATATTAGACTAGCTATCTGCCGTAAGACTACTCGTTGCTCCTACTGCAATCAGGACATCACAGTTGGTGAGCCAGTAGTGCGAGGTAGGATATGGCAGAAGCGGTCAGAGTCAGGAGGCAACATTAGGCGATGGGTGATGAACTTCCGCTGGCACGCTAAGAGGCTATCTGATGGGCAGTGTTGCTGGCTAGCACAGGAGTTGGATAAGCTATCTACTACACCATATGCTGAGACTAGAGGACGTAAGAGGATAGTACTGCCTAAGGAGCACCGTGAGCGGAGACTATATCTTCTGCGGAAGCGCGCTAGGCAGGTGCAGAGGCTAAAACATATCCTCACAGTGCCAACTGCCCAGAGGGACATTGATGAGGTTATCAAGATAGGGATGATGCTTGATGAGATTAAGGTGGAGATAGAGAATCTCGGTGGAGTGCCTAAGTCATGGTAAACTACGCAGTAGGCTTAGTAGGAATGTGGATAGTATCAGATGGGATATATAGTTGGATACTATACATTAACGCTCCTAGCTATGAAGGTAGTAATAGACAGACTTTCCTAAGAGACCACTGGGTACGTCTAGTAAGAATACTATGCGGAGTATGTTTGATAATTATAGGAGGACTAGCATGAATATCTGGGCAAACAGACATTACTATAAGACCATCTACGCAGACTGCCCTTGGAGTTATACGGACAAGATGGGAGACTCAGCAGCATTAGGAGCCGCAACCTCTGCATATCCAGTTATGGGCTTAGAGGACATTAAGGCATTACCAGTGCAGAGCATAGCCCATCCAGACTGCACACTGCTACTCTGGGCTACAATGCCTTTACTGCCTGAAGCATTTGAGGTCATCAGAGCATGGGGCTTTACCTATAAGACCTGTGCGTTTGTTTGGGTAAAGTTAAACCGCAACTGTAATATAGTTTTCATGGATGGAGATATAATTATAGATGGTGGAATATACTCAGGTCTAGGACATTATGTTAACGGTAACTCGGAGTTAGTGCTACTAGCCAATCAAGGACGTCCAACCAGACTACGCAGAGATATCAAACAGACTGTCTTTGCCCCAGTAGGAGCACACTCAGTAAAACCTGAGGAAGTAAGAGAGAGGATAGACCTCCTGTTGGAAGGTCCTAAGGTAGAGCTGTTTGGGAGGAGGCAAGTTGAAGGTTGGGATGTTTGGGGTAATGAGGTGTCATAAATGGTAACCTGGTTCAACAGCAGATGTGAGGACTCTCCTACCAGAGCACACTACTTTGTGGATGCTGGCACTGTAGATGATGGCAACATATTCCGATGCTTATACTGCCACAGGCATAGATGGTTGCCTGGGAGTTTCAGCGCTGCTGAGAAGTTCTCAAGTATGATATATGCCTTTGGGGAAGAAGTGGCTTATAACAAGATGCTGAGTTATCATCCTGCTGCCAAGGTACTAATGACTAAGCTGGAGGACCTATGGTATATCAGAAAGGAGATAGCTGATGATGAGACCTTTGTGGAGATAGTCAAAGCAGTGATGAAGGAAAGAGAATATGGGAAGGAGGAGCAAGATGGACAAGAACTTCCACAGGACATTCACTAAATGCCCTTGCTGCGGTTCTGAGGATAGATTCCTGGAGCAACTGGGCAACGAGCTGAAGGACAGAGGCTTAGCTAGACCTGAATGGCAGTTTCATCTAGATGTCAGGCAAGGAGTTGCAATAGACCAGCAGAAGGCTGCTGCTATTCCTATTGGTTCTGAGCTGCCTGGCTATGGGATTATGACTGACATCTGCATGGACTGTGGTTGCATCTACGCCATAGATATTACTCGGATAGATATGAAGAAGAGCATAGCACCTGCACCTCCTATGCCGCCTAATAGAGCACAGCGACGCAGGGATGCTAGAGATGGGCTAATTGGGCCTTTTAGCAGTAGTTAAGAAAGGAGGCGCAGATGCCCAAACCAGTAATGCAGAATAGAGGGCACTCTAACGAGATGCAAACGCCCCCAGAAGCAATACTACCACTTTTACCTTTCATAGACAAGAATTGGGTAGTATGGGAGTGTGCTCCAGGAAGAGGGAGTATGGTTAGAGCATTGAGAACTTGGGATATAGATGTTATAGCAGAAGATACTAACTTCTTACTCTGGGAACCTAAGCGCTACGACTGCATAATCACAAATCCTCCATACTCTATCAAAGACCAGTTTCTCAAAAGGGCATATCAACTAGGCAAGCCATTTGCCTTTCTTCTGCCAATAACTGCATTAGAGAGCGAGAGAAGGCAATATCTATACAGAACATATGGGCTAGAAATTATACTGTTTAATAAAAGAATAAACTTTGAAACTCCATCTGGTAGAGGTAGCGGAAGTTGGTTTCCTACTGCATGGTTTACGAATTGGTTAAATATAGGAGCACAAATGACCTTTGTTGACTTTGATAGTATACCAGAGCAAATATTTTAGATTAAAGTAGAATTTTTCCGAGATGAGAATTCTCCTTCTTCCAGTAGAGAACAAGGCAGCGTGGCAAACTTGCCAGACCGTGCCCCCCAGTAAAAGTCATCTAACAGCCTGGGGGCATAGGCTGGCAGGCTGGTATTAAAGCCAGGAAGTAGCACATTTGTATCAATAGTTATGATGCGCCAGGGCCTAGTACTATAGTACCAGCCTTGATATAGTACTTTAGTACTATGGCAGCAAGGTTGACATTTATCATGACTACGTGGTAGAATATATCATACCAGCTGGACAGGACAGTGGTAACAGTCCAGCCAGCACATTAACAAATGAATAGCGAGTTGTGGACTGCTGGGAGGTGATAAGATGGCAGTAACATATATACTCCCAGTAACCGAGGCTGAAGTTAAGTATCTGGTAGGAATGTTATATCATGAAGAACTTCAGCAAAGTGCAGGCTTAGTGCCTGCCAGCAGTCCACAACAATACAAACGCTATTCTATATGGAGGTGTCAAGATGACACAAGCACAAGCGCCAGCCGCTGAGGTCAGGGTTCCCACTGAAGCCGAACTAATGGCACAGATGGACAAGGCAATGAAAACTGGTGACTTTAAGGCAGTTGCCAAGATTGCCAGCGAGATTGCCAAAGTCCAGAAGGCCAAGGAGCAAGCGGAGGTAGAAGCCAAACAGAAGGCACTGGCAGGACTGACCGACAAGGTCAAAGCCGCCATTGAGAAGGCAGTCAAGCCACTGGTAGATGCTGGTGAACTTGACCAGGCAGACGGTATCTGGTATACTTACGACTTCGGAGAGAAACTCATAGCCTGCCGTCTTATGAAGTCTCAGCCTAAGGCCAGAGCCAGCACAGGCGGCGGAGGCGGAGGCAAGAAGTTTGATGTCGCAACTACTCCAGGCTCAGACCTCTTTGAGAAGTTCAAAGGCGAGGCATACAAGGACACAGGCATGACAGTCCAGCAGGCCTGGGATGCAGACGCAGACAAAAACAAAAGATATGCCATAAGGCAGTGGCTTCTGAAAAAAGGCGGAGTAATCTCATGAGTGTCTATTGTAGGCATGAGTGGGAAGACGAGCCTCAAGGCCACAAGGATGGTTACAAGGTTAGCCTAAGGTGCAAGAAGTGCGGAGCATTGCGCAGAAGCGCCAAGTAAGCTAAGGCACAAGTAAGTAAGGCAGTAGTGAATAGTTGCCAAGCGCTACTGCCTTTTCTTATGTCCAGTAGAGTACAGGCTAGTACAATCAATGAGTGATACTGAGCACAGTCACGCACAGCCGGCAGACAGGGTGGTAGTTGGCTATTGCACGATGCAACAGTAAGGTTGACATGGTGCGGCACTATATGGTATAATAGATATATGAAAGTTGGAGGTAGAACTATGAAACTTAGCCATTACGAAAGAGTACATGGTAAGCGGAGAGCAAACAAAACGACTAGAGTACGCAGAATGAAAGCAAGAATAGCGGCCAGAGAATCTAAGCAAGAGGTATAGCTATGAATCATTCTACTACCACTGAAGAGCAATCAGTCCTGCATCCTGGCCAGTGAGACTTGACAGGATACAACTGCACTGCTGGTGTGGTGTATAAGGACTGGGAGTATTATGCTGGATACATCTGCCTGGCCTGGTGGATACTGGGCATAGGCAATCCTTATAGGATGGAGAACTAATGTTAGATGACTGGGTGTGCGCTTACTGTAAAGAGTCATTCACCCTAAGGTCAGACTGGGTAGAGCATCTTCAGTCTGAACACGGGGTAGATGAGGATAATATAGTTGAGCCTATCGACAGAGCAAACTGAACTGAACTGTACTGTTAGTAGCTGTCTATAACTACTAGCAGAAGGGAGGTGATAACTGTGCCTAGTAACAAGGTAGCGTATGATGCTTTCTGGAAAGGTAAGCCTGGGAGGGGTAGTTCAACTAGCAGTACTGGCGATAAGCTGTTCAGCTACGGTACTGTAATACTCCAACGCCAGCCAGATGGTAAGGTGATAGGTAACATCACCAAGTACTCTAATACTACATCCAGGCACCAGTCCCAATCAGGCGCTCACATGGCTGATGTAATAGTAGTCAATGTGCGTAGAGGAACTAATGACTTAACCAATGCAGAAAGGAGGGGATAACTATGGCTGACGATACTGGATTAAGTATCAAGGTTGAAGGCAACCAACTCATCATCACTGCTACCATTGGCAGTGGTGTACCTTCATCCTCAGGCAAGACACTCGTAGTGGCTACCACTAACGGCTTTGTGCCAGTAGCTGATAGCAACTTGCGAGTCAGCCTGAATGTGATTAAGCCAAGGAAGTAGGGAGGTAACTTATGGCTACTGATACAGTACCTATACCCTATGGTAAGCTAATCCCTAGCCTGGCCGGCAGCTACAACTACAACACAGAGCATACTCCTGACTGGCTAATGGTATACTGCCCTAACTGTGGCTCTGATAATGTTTGTTGCCTTAGCCTCAGGGACTATCCAGAAGGCAGATGGTTCTGTATATCCTGTCAGGATAGTTGGAGGTATGAACTAGAATAAAGGAGGATAGCTAATGCGTATTATAGCAGTCTTACACAGGCAGCAACTCATAGACCAAATCCTATCCAACCTTGCTACTGCTGGTATCATCAAGCAGGATGAGATGGATAGGGTAAAGGAGGAACTAGAGTCAGTAGATGCCGATAGCCTGGTAGCTCTCCTGCTAGAGTCCCACCAGATGAGGGAGGATACTGGTCAGGCAGATGCTATGCCTATAGTTCCTATTGGAGAGATAAGCCTAAATTAAGGAGGTGCGCTATGTCTAGGTCAGGTCAAGCCTTCGTAGCAGCAACTGAAGGACACTCCTTCACTATGTATGCTGTGATGAAGGCTATGGGATTACCACTATCTAAAGAACAGGAAGAGTTCCAAGCCTATCTTGAGAGAACCTATCCTGCTGTAGTAGAGAAGGAGGATGAAGATGAATAGAATTATAGGCTATCAGCCTCCCTATCCTATGGGGGGTACTGACCCTGAGCCAGAACCACAGCAGCAGTATGACCTAACCTGCCTAAACTGCAACTGGCAGGGTATGGTGCAGGACACAGGTAAGGTATACGTGTCTGACCCTCATTGTCCTGATGAGGTTATACCTGAGCTGTGCTGTCCAGTATGTGGGAGTCTAGACTTCAGGTTCTAATTAAGGAGGATGAAGATGAGCAACAAGATTCTAAGTGAAGATTACCATCTAAAGGAATATCTATGGGCACTAGCTAGACTGAAGGCAACCCATCATAGCAATAACCTGGCTAGCCCTAGCAACTTGTGCTTTGGTGCTTACGATGGGTACAATGAAGCTTGCTATTCGCAGTCTAGGAGCTCAGACTATCTCATCTGTCAGGTCTGCCGAGCACAGGTTGAGCGTCCTTCTGCCGAGTGGATTAAAGACTTCTTGGAGGTGCTATGATTAAGCTAAGGTGGGATAAGTTAACTAAGGATGAAAGAGCCACCTATATGAGACTACAAATGTCTCCATCAGGAGGCTATGACAGGAGCGGATACTTACCTGAGGATTGTAGTGATTGCGGTGCTTGCGGACAGCCTATGTTAGGCACTGGCTGGTGCAGTTCCTGTTATCGGAAGTGGCAAGAATTAGATGATAAGCTAAGGAGAGTAGCATGAAGGAGACTGAACGTATAGTAAGGGCCTATGAAGAAGCTATCAAGGAGATGCTTGATGCTATGGCTGCTGGCCTCGTAGGTAAGGAGCCTGATAAGCAGACTAGAGCTAGGCGCAAGAGAACAGCATCCAAGCTAGATAGAATCCGTAAGAGTTACAGAAGTAGTAAGCCTTCTAAGAGAACAGGTACGATTGTGCGGAGATAGCCAGAAAACAGCAGCCTTCAATCTTGGGGTATCTCCTCAGTACCTAGGCGACATACTACGATACAGACGGGAGCCAGGAGCCAAGATACTAAAAGCTATGGGCTTGAGGAAGAGAATAATGTATCATAAGGAGCAGTAATGTCTGACAACATCTCCATCTCATCCCTCCGCAGGCGCATCCTCAAGCGCAAAGGCGTTGAGAAGGTAGAGCCTGGCACTAAGCGACTACTCCAGCTGGATGACCTGCCAGACTACTTCCCTAAGTCATCACTAATGCGCTACATAGAGACTAAGTATCACATCCGCCTTGAGCGGGAGATATTCACTGGCAGTCTGACTGATGTATGTAAGAAGCTAGGCTGGGAGGTAGACCGTAGCACCATCAGCAGATGGAGAAAACATATATTGCAGTATGTAACATTCCTACAA